TGAGAACTTTGGTCCCATTACAGGGAACCAACTCTCTAGAACTATTGATGAAATGATTACCAACTTTGAGCCTAGAGCAAGAGTTGAATCAGTAGAAGCTATTCCATTACCAGACAATAATAGATATGATGTTCGTATCTATTTTTATGTGGAGAATATGCCAGCTGAGCTAATAGAATTTCAGACAATATTAGAAACATTAAGATAACATGGCTACAAATACTCAAGGGAAGATAGAGATAACAGATCTAGATTTTGATACAGTCAAATCTAATTTTAAAACATTCCTTTCCCAGCAAACTCAATTCTCAGATTATAATTTTGAAGGATCTGGTATGTCAGTCCTTATGGATCTTCTGGCATACAATACTCATTACTTAGCATTTCATGCAAATATGCTTGCAAACGAAATGTTTATAGATTCTGCTGTCACAAGAGCAAGTGCAGTTTCTCATGCTAAGGCATTAGGATACACACCTAGTTCTATGAAATCTTCTAATGCCACAGTAAATATCACAGTTTCTAATGTTCCTACATCTCAGTCATCTTTAACTATGGCAGCTGGAACAATATTTACTACAACTGTTAATGACATTGGTTATCAATTTGTAACAATTTCAGATGCAACTGCAACTTCAGACACAGGTATCTTTACGTTTTCTGAAGTTAAAATTTATGAGGGCACTAGGGTAAATTACAATTATACAGTTGATAGTTCAAATCTTGAACAGCAGTTCATCATTCCATCTTCTGCTGTAGACACTTCAACTCTATTAGTGAACGTGCAGAATTCTGTTTCGGATACAACAACTGTAACTTATACTTTGAATAATGACTACAATACTTTGAACTCAACATCCACCAAGTATTTTTTACAAGAGGTTGAAGCAGGAAGATTCGAAGTTTATTTTGGGGATGGAATCGTAGGTAAAAAACCTGCGGATGGTAATATCATAAGCTTGAATTATGTTGTTACTAACGGAGATGAGGCTGATGGTGCAAATGCATTTGTTGCAGATTCAACTATAGGTGGATACACAGATATTGCAATCACTACTGTATCTGCTTCTAGTGGAGGTAGTCCTGCGGAAACTGTAGACTCTATCAAATTCAATGCACCCCTAAAATATGCTGCCCAAGGGAGAGCAGTAACTCCAGACGATTACAAATCAATCATTCCAAGCGTGTACTCAAACATAAAATCGGTTCAGGTCTGGGGAGGAGAAGACAATGATCCCCCAATTTATGGGAGAGTTTATATTTCAATAAGACCAAACACTGGATCGACATTGACCACATCTACAAAAAATAGCATTGTGTCTAGTTTGAAGCCTTATAATATAGCTTCTGTTACTCCTGTTATTGTTGATCCAGAAACACTTTTATTGGAGCTTACAACCACAGTGAAATACAATTCTACTCTTACAGAAAAAACACAATCAGATATTCGAGCATTAGCACAGACAACAATATCTACATTTAATTCAAACAACCTACAAAAGTTTGATAGCGTATTTCGTCATTCAAATCTTCTAAGAGCTTTAGATGACTCTGATCAATCTGTATTGTCTAGTACAGTTGCCGTCAAACTCAAGAGAAACATAACTCCAACTTTGAATGCTGCAACAAAGTATACCATCAAGTTCAATAATGCAGCTTATCATCCAACAGATGCACATTCACAAACAGTTGTAGAGTCATCTGGGTTTTATCTTTCAGGTAATACTAACTTACAATACATTGATGACGATGGTAGTGGCAATATTAGAACATTTTATTTGCTGGGTGGAACTACTAAAACCATCACCAACGCAAATGCTGGTACTGTCAATTATAATACAGGAGAAGTTGTTTTAACATCTTTCAATTTTACATCTGTAGTAAATACAAACGGAACAGTCAGTGTAACAATAAAGCCAGACTCTAATGATGTGATTCCTGTAAGAAATCAAGTGATAGAAATTGATACAGTAAATAGTTCTACTTCTGCTGTGGTAGATACTTATGCTGAAGGAACCTCAACTGCTGGGGTTGGTTATACTACCTCAAGTTCTACAGCTTCAGTCGGTAGTGCATATACGACAACTTCAACTTCATCAAGTAGCACCACAACTAGTTCTTCTAGTAGCACCACAACTAGTTCTTCTGGTAGCACCACAACTAGTTCTTCTAGTAGTTCATCCAGCAGTTCTTCAAGTGGTTATTAATGAAACATGGCTAACACATTTCTTGATACTAAAATATCTTCTTTCATAGAAGATAAATTTCCTGAGTTTGTTCGTACAGATCATCCTGTCTTTGTAGAATTCCTAAGACTGTATTATCAGTTCATGGAATCTGCAAAGATCACTATGACTAATGTACAAGCTGCTGATAATATTCTTCTTGAAAATCTTCTTACAGAAAACTTTGCTCTCCTTGAGGATGGAAGTAAGATCTATACAGAAGACTCTGAATATGGAGCTTTTGAAAAGGGAGAGACTGTAACAGGACAAACATCTGGAGCTACTTCCATAATCCTTGCTGAAGATAATCTCAACTCAGCACTCTACGTAGAACAAAACAGACACTTTCAAGTAGGTGAAACTATAGTTGGAAGTTCTTCCCAGGCCCAAGGAAAAATTTCAAAGTATCAAGGAAATCCTGTACAAACAATTCAGCAACTTCTGGAATATGTCAACATAGACAAAACCATTTCAGACTTCTTTGATCAGTTTAGAGAAGCGTATCTTACTGCAATCCCCAATACTCTTGCATCTGGTGTTTCTAAAAGAAACCTTGTAAAGAATATCCGCGATATGTATCGTGCAAAGGGTACAAGAAAAGGCCATGAACTTTTCTTTCGACTTCTATTTGCAGAAACTCCAGAGATATTTTATCCTACAGAAAATATTTTAAAGATCTCTGCGGGTGAGTGGACTACCGATACAGTCATTCGTTTAGTTGCTACTACAAATAATCCTGCTAATTTAGTAGGACAAACTATCACACAAACCATAGATGCAACTCTCGACGCTGAGGTTGCTTCTGCAACAGTCGAAGCAATTGTTCAGATTCAAGAAGGTGAAACATTAGTTTACCAATTAACTTTGAACGTAGATTCTATCACAGGCACTTTTGTTGCTGGTGCTGAGGTTACAGGTATAGATAATGCAAATTCAGATTTAGCAATTGCAGCTAAAGTTCAGTCAATTATTACAGGTGCTAATGTTGATAATGGTGGATCTCTATACACAACATCAGATGCCGTAACAGTAGTAAGTGATTCTGGTCAAGAAGCAAGTGTAGATATTGTTGATGTTGGGTCTGGAGAGGTTGATGAAATAGTCATAGACACTGCTGGTGTAAATTATGCAATTGGGACTGATCTTTACTTTGATAGTTCAGGAACACAAGGGTCAGGTGCTTCTGCTAAAATAACTAATGTTGGTGGTGCTGTTGCTCCAGAATTGGGAGATATAACTGCTTATGGAATGGGTCTTAATGATCACATTGTTTATGAAGATGCAACTGAACAAGGAGATGCTTATACGGGAAATCAGATACAATTAGAAACTGATACTTTTGCAGATCTTGGAGATCAAACAACCTCTACTCCAGGCGGAAGAGCTCACTATGCAGCTTATGGCTATGATGGTTCTCAAATAGATAATGAAGTTGGAGAAGTGGTCAACATCACTATGTTCAGCGGTGGTTCTGGTTATGAATCCATGCCATCCGCAGTTCCTACATCTGCTAGAATTTTTTGGAATACATTTGCATTATCTACATCTGGAGAATTTAAGGTCGGTGAAACTATCACTACTAATACAGGAGTGACAGGAACTATTGCTGTATTACGAGTTGGAAATGTAAGCGTATCTGGAGCATCTGGGACTTTTGATGTAGGGAATGTGATAACAGGCGGAACTTCGGGTGCTAAAGCAACATTAACATCGGTTACTACTCATGGCACTGGTGCTATATTTTTACCTTGGTCCCAATCTGGTATAGGTTCAGTTAAAGGTATTGAAGTTTCAAAATTTGGATCTGGATTTAACTCAGCTCCAACTTTAACACTTCCCATTAAATTTCTTTTAACTTCATATTCTGGTGGAGGCAACCTTACTCTTTCATCAACATTTTTAGCAGGGGATACAATCAAAGGCGGTACATCAGAAGCTGTCGGTGAAGTTACCACATGGGATGCACCTAGACAAACACTTACTGTAAAAATCATTAGTGGTACATTTATTTTAGGAGAACAGCTCACTAGGGGAACAACTACTAATTATGCAACTTTATCCAAAAAGTCTCAAGCAGTTCTGTCATCAACAATTGGAACATTGGGAACCACAGCAGGTTCTTATGAAAATGACAAAGGTAAGGTTAGTGAATCTTTGATGAAGATTCAAGACTCATTTTACTATCAAGACTTTTCCTATGTTGTTAGAGTTGGATCAGCAATTGCTGATTGGAGGGGTTCAGTAAAGAAAGCAATCCACCCTGCTGGGTTTGCAGTATTTGGAGAAGTAAGTTTAATAAATCAAGTATCTGCTAAACTCACTACTCCTGTTACTGGAATTACTTCTGAGACTCCAACTCTTGCAAGTCTGTTTGAAGCTGTTCTTGTCACAGTGGTTGGTAGAAGATTAGGAACCGCAGATGATGGTACTACATTATTAGGCGAAACAGAAATAAAAGGAACAACTGATCAAGGAACTGGAACATTAAAGAGAGGTAGCAATACAGGTCATAAGTTTGGTCTTGTAACTACGATAAGTGCAATAACTGCTTCTGGAACTACAGTTACAGTGGTGACAGATTCACCTCATGGTATAGAGGTTGGTGAGTTGATTCAGATAACAGGAATCGGTACAGCTGGATATAATGGTACTTTCAATGTAACAGGGGTGACTAATCAAGCAACATTCACTTATACTGCTGGTTCAAGTCCATCTTCGCCTGGAACTCTTGGATCTCAACCTCATGTATACTTAGCATCACCATTTTCCAATACTACAAGGGATGTAACTTTAAGATCTCATAAGGAGATGACAGTACAAACCTTGTACAGTGGTTTTGATTCTCTTAGAAAAAACAGATTTGGGCTGGGTGCTACTAAGAAAACAGCATCCAGATACTTGTGGTCAGTTGGTGCTATTAGTGACACTTCTTATACTCGATTGGATAATGTTCCCTACATTTATCCCAATATTACGAGAAGACAGGTTCCAGAAACAGGGATAGATAATGTAACTGCGGGAAGTGCAGGAGTAATTAACTCTACTATGAAATACATTAATATTCAAATTGGAGCTCATGAGCAAAATGTTCACATGACTTTAGAACAATTTGGAGATGTAAGAATTGATGAGATAGTAAGGCCAGAAAGAATTATAGCAGAGGATGGAACTCCAGATATGTTTTATAATGGAGATGATAGGGACTATTTTATATCAGAAGATAGCTCTTCCACAGTCATAGAGTCTTTAGATGGTTTTGCAACTACAGGAGATAGTGAAACCATACCAACAGAAGCAAATAAACTATGGAATGTGCCTCCGCCCTCATACATTAGAGGTGTAAACATATCAACTGGAGAATACGTGTCATTTGATGATAATACTACGCCTCCAGATTTTTCAGACAATACTGCCCCACCAACTTTTGATGCAACAAGTGGGACATAGGAAACTCTTATAAATAATTTAACAAGGTAAAGGATACAAAATGCCAGCGATAATCACATCAAAATTTAGATTCCATAACGCTGAACAATTCAAGGAATCGTTCTCTGAGACAGCTGCTACTAATTATTACCTATTCATTGGTAGGCCAGGAGAATTTGCAAGTTCTGGAACAACCCCAGAAACATTAACAGGTGGATCAGACGCTGCTCCCCCTTCTCCTGCTGACAACAGATCATCAGAAGCATTTCATTGGGATGATATGTTAGCTGCAAAAAGGATTCAGTCTACAGGAGTCACCCATGCTATCCCTAGAAGAGATTTAGATATATCGGGAAGTACAACATACGATATGTATAAGCCAGATTACTCAGCATCAAAGACTGCTACATCTGGTGCAAATACTTTGTTTGACTCTACATTTTATTTTGTTACATCAGCATATAGAGTCTATAAAGTTTTAGACAATAATGGGGGAACTGCTATAACAGGAGGAACAGAACCTACCTCTACAGATGCTGCTCCATTTACTATTGGTGGATATACTCTCAAGTATATGTACACACTTTCAACTACAGATGTTCAAAACTTTCTTACTCCAGATTTCATGCCAGCACCAACTGCAGCTGAGTCAGGAAACGCACTTGCGGATGGTAGATTGGATATAGTCAATATCACAAATGCTGGAGTAGCAGCTAGTTGGACTACAACAGCAGACAGAGTAGTTACAAATGTTCCTATCCGTGGTGATGGTACAGGAGGACTTTGTAGTGTAACTATAGGTGGAACCTCTGGTGCCAATGATGGACAAATTACAGCTGTTGCGGTGACCGCAAATGGAACTGGATATACTCATGCAAAACTAGACAATTCAGACATAATTCATCAGCACAATATTCAATTTACAGGAGAAGCTACAAACCCATCAATGACTGTTCTTAATAATGCAGGATTCAGTACTCAGCCTGTTTTTGATGTCATCATAGGACCAGATGGTGGACATGGATCAAATCCCGCAAAAGAACTTGGAGGACACTTTGCTCTTATGGATGTTAAGTTGACTCAAACAGAATCTTTTGACTTTAGTGTAGTTAATGATTTTCGTCAAGTGGGAATAGTTAGAAATCCATATTCTTATGGAACTTCATCTGTATTTTCAAACTCTACTGCAAGACAAACCTTTGCAGTTAAACTTGCAAGTAACTCTGGAACATTTCAAGTTGATGAAAAAATTTCCCAGTCAATTCCTGCGGTAGCATTACAAAATGGAACTGCGGGTATTAGTGTTTCATCTAGTACAATAACAATTAATACACAGTCTGCACATAAGTTAGTAACAGGTCAGATAGTTGAGGTCACTGGCGGTAATTTTTCGGGAGCCAATAATAAGACAGGTCATCAAGGAAGACATTACATAACTAAAGTAGATGACGATTCATTTTCTTACGTAGTCACATCTTCCAGAACTCCAACTGGAGATATCACTGGATCTGTTTCTTACACTGTAGTATCTCCTCAGGCTGTAGTTGTTGAGTATGATGCTACCAATAACATTTTGTTTTATATTCAGACAAAATATACAGATCAAGGAACAGGATCAACTGGAGAAAAGATTCCTTTTAGCGATGATCATACTATCACTGGAGCCGTATCGAATGCAACTGGTGTTCCAAAAACAGATCAAAATGCAGCTATAAACAATACAGCTTTTACAGGAGGATATGCAAACCCTGAAATGCAACCAGACTCAGGTGATGTAATCTATATTGAAAATAGAAAGCCAATCAGTCGAGCAAGTGACCAAACAGAAGATATTAAATTGATCGTAGAGTTCTAATATGCAAAAAACAGATCTAAATGTAACTCCGTATTATGATGATTTTTCGGAGGACAACAATTTTCATCGAGTCCTCTTTCGTCCTGCATTTTCAGTCCAGGCTCGTGAATTAACTCAACTACAATCTATTTTACAAAATCAGATTGAACGAATGGGGTCGCACTTTTTCAAAGAGGGTGCGATGATTATTCCAGGCCAGGTTGGATTTGACATTACATATTCCTATGTCAAAATACAGGCAACATTTACATCTGGATCTACAACTCACACAGTTGAAAATTTTAGAACATCTTTAGTTGGTAAAAAACTTACAGGAGCAACTACTAACGTAATTGCTAAGGTTGTTGGAACAGCAGCAGCTGATGGATCTGATGATCTAACTCTTTTTGTAAAGTACGAAACTGCTGGAACACCATCTGGCGGAACTACTACCATGAAGTTTGCAGAAGGAGAAGCACTCAATGTGGATACTTCCTTTTCTTATGTAACTGGAGGAACTACTCTTACAATTAGTGGAGGAACCCAGACTGCTACAGTTGCAGCTGCAAATGCAACTGGAACAGGTTCCTCAGCCTCAGTACAAAAGGGTGTATATTTTATTAGAGGAACTTTTGTACAATGTTCTGAACAAACTATTCTATTAGACAAGTATGCAAACTCTCCTTCTTATCGTGTAGGTTTTGTTGTTACAGAATCTCTCTCCACACCCGAAGAAGATATCTCACTTTTAGATAACGCAACTGGATCAACCAACTTTGCAGCCAAAGGTGCTCATAGACTCAAGTATACTTTAACTCTCACAAAGAAATCAATAGGTACATCTGACGATGCTGATTTTGTTGAATTGATGACTTTAGAAAATGGTAGACCAAAATCTAAGGTTAGAACAACAGAATACTCAGTTTTAGAAGAAACTCTTGCAAGAAGAACTTTTGATGAGTCTGGTGATTACATAGTTAAAGGTTTCGATATTGACATGAGAGAACATTTGGATGATGGATTGAATAATGGATTGTTTCCACCCCCACCGCTTGGAATTGGAGATGCATCTAAGGTTGCAGTCACTCTTTCCCCAGGCAAGGCTTACATTAGAGGATATGAAGTAGCAACGATTTCACAAACAGTTGTTCCTCTTGATAAAGCTAGACAAACAGAATTTTTACAAAATTATCCAGTAACATTTAGTGCAGGAAACTACCTTACTGTAGATAATGTCTATGGTATTCCTGATATAGATTCTGCAAGTGGAATTACTCCATTTAAAGAAGTCGAGATTAGAGATCAAAGATTACCTGTAACGCACTTAACTGCCGCAATAGTTTCTACAACAGCAACTACAGTATCAGTTGATAACAGAAGTATTTTTCCATCATCTGGTGCTTTTGTAATCAGAATTGGAAATGAGTTCATACAAGTCCCATCTTCAAATGGAGGACATGGAACTGGTCAGGGAGATTTTACAAATGTTGTCAGAGGTTATCTTGGGACAACTCCCACACCAGTAGTGAGTGGAGCTAGTCATGCTTTAAATTCAGTAGTAACTGGATGGGGTATTGATCCACAAACAACTTCAAACTCCAGAGCAAATGTAATTGGAGTTGCTAGAACTAGAGCATTTGAGCATGGCACTGGTTCAGCAACTACATTCTTAGGTGCAAGTTCTCCATCTTATCATCCTACTGCTAGATTCCAGCATTATATTTTTGATGTTAGAATGTTATGCAAATTGACAATTAATGCAGTATTGGATTCCACGGATTTTATCCATAGTGGAGCATTGATCACAGGATCGTCTTCTGGTGCTACTGGTATTGTCTACATTACACCTCAAGATCTCGTAACAGGTAATGTTAAAAATAATGCAGGAAGTGCTATAACAACATCTGAAAATGGTGCTAGAATTATGGGAGGATCTACAATCCATCTCATACAAACTTCGGGAACATTTAGAACTGGAGAAGCTATTACCAGTAATATCTCTGGAGACTTAGCAAATGCAAGAACAGTTCACGGAACTACTGCTCCTGTATATTTTAATATGAGTGATGCGCATTCTGTCGCATCTGTAAACTCAACTCCATCCAAGAGTTATATTGCAGACATCTATCCTAATGATGTAAAGCAACTAACTGGATCTGTAACTGCAGCTGCAAATTCAAACACAATAAAAGGTACAAACACAGGCTTTGTATCAGATCTTAAAATTGGGGATTTGATTGAATTTCAGGATACTGATGGCGTAGTTCATCGTTCAGAAGTCACACAAATAGCAAGTAACACTTCTCTTACAGTTTTACAGAGCACTGCTGCTGCCACGGTTGAGGGTTCTACCATTCTAAGAGTCAGATCAATTTTAGAAGAGCAAGAAGAACTGGTAATGATATCTAAATTACCTAAATTTGCAATTAAAACCCTCAAGCCTGCATCTTTAAATAATTTAGTCGATACCACACTTACAGTTCGTAGACAAGTCACCAAGGCACTCACTGGTGGTGGTTTAAATATTTCCATCCCAGAGGGAGAAACTTTTCCTTCATTCACAGTAGATGATTATGTTGTTCAAGTTCTTGAGGAAGCATCTTCTAATCCATTATATCCAGCAGGAACAATATTAGCTGCAAACACATCTGGAACAGGGTGTACCATTACAGGCACAGGTGCAGGAACACAATCTCTAGCTATTTCTCTAACAGGAGGACAGGATGAAGTACTAAAGGTTACATTCACAGTAGAAATTGCTGTTGCAAATGAAAAAACCAAAACTCTTCAGCCAATGAATACATTGGAGGTTACAAACAAGAGTGGAAATATATTTGGAACAAATGCTACTGATGGAGAAATTTCATTAAACAAAGCAGATATATTTAAAGTTCGAGCAGTATATGAATCAGCAGACTTTTCAACTACTCCTGTAGCACCAACTTGTACTTATAACAATGGACAAATCAATACTCTTTCAACAGAAATTTTCCAGCCTGGAGAAACAATTACAGGATCTAATGGTGCAGTTGCTAGAGTAATCGATGGGGGGCAAACAGGATCAACCACAACATTTTCTTTTTCATATTTAACTACTAAAACTTTTGCAAACGGAGTAACTTTAACATCAGCACAGAATCAATTTACAAACACTCTTACAGTAGAGGCTGTGACTGCTGGAGATAGTGATATTCTAAAGAATTTCGAGATAGATGATGGACAACGAGATACCTATTATGATATTGGTAGAATCTCAAGAAAGCCTGGTGTTCTTGTTCCAGCAGGAAGACTCTTAATTGTATTTGATTATTTTACGCATGGTGCAGGAGATTATTTTAGTGTAGATTCTTATCCAGTAGGAACTGCAACTAATAGTATAACCTATGATGAAATACCAACTTATTCTGCAACAAGAATTGACCCAGATGTTATTGCACCTACAGGACAATACGAGTTAAGGGATTCAGTAGATTTTCGGCCTAGAGTTGGAGATTTCGATCCAGGCACTGCTTATGGTTCTGCAGCACAAACAGACCAACAATTAAATGCAACTTCAAAATCACCATTTCAATTTGATAGTAGAGACTTTTCATTAGGATCTAGTTCTTTGATTGATATGCCGAAAACAGATAAAACATTCCTTACTTCTTTTGATTATTATTTACCACAAAACGGAGCTTTGTTTTTAGATTCAGAAGGAGAATTTAAAACAGTTGTTGGGGGTGCAGCTGAAAATCCAGAAATGCCAACTCCTATTGATGATGCAATGAAACTTGCATCTTTTAGGATTCCTCAGTATACCTTTGATCCTTTGGATATTGGTGTCCGCAAAATGAGGAACCGCCGATTTACAATGAAAGATATTGGTTTTATTAATCAAAGAGTTCAAAACTTAGAGTTTTTTACACAATTGAATATGCTTGAAAAATCAACCGAATCTTTTCAAATTCAAGATTCGGATGGACTTGATCGATTCAAGAATGGATTTGTTGTTGATAATTTTAAAGGACATGGAACTGGAAATGCATCTCATCCAGATTATAAAAATTCTATGGATATGGCAATCGGAATTTTGCGACCAGAGTTTAATACTAATGCCATAGAATTAAGTGAATCTGCAACAACTGATGCACTAAGAACTGCAGCTGGTTATCAAAAAACAGGAGATTTACTTACTTTACCTTATGTAGAATCAACTATTATTACTCAACCTTTTGCTTCAAGAATTGAAAACGTAAATCCATTCAATGTGATTGCATGGATCGGTACTCTCATTTTAGATCCCGCATCTGACATTTGGAAAGATACAAAGAGAATGCCAAATCTCGTAATTGAACGTGAGGGAACATACGACACATTCCTTGCAAGAAATGATGGTTCAGCAGTTAATACTGTCTGGAATGAGTGGGAGACATTCTGGACAGGCGAACCACAAGTATTTGAATCAGTAGGTTGGAGGGAACAAACTAGATTTAGAGCACAAGTTCCTGCTCGTAGAGTAATGGTTACTGAAAAAGCCACAGTTGAAGAAAGTCAATCAAGAACTGGAGTTGCAACCAAAGCAGTTCCAAGACTTGACTATGAATCAAAAGGAGACAGCGTTGTCAGTACAGAAATTCTTCCATTTTGTAGAGCAAGAGATGTAAATTTTGATGGGTCTGTTTTTAAGCCTAGATCAAGACTGTATGCATTTTTTGATAATGTAGATGTATCTCAATATATTACTCCAAAAGTACCATACATCAATAAGTATACTGCTTTCACTTCTGTTGGATCTGCTGATATTGTAAATTCAGCTACAGCCACAGGAACCATCAATGTCACTAGTACAGGTGTTTTTCCTACAACTGGTAAGATACAAATTGATGATGAAATCATGTCATATTCCAACAAATCCTCTACAACTTTTACAATCAGTGCTAGAGGACAAGATGGAACGGCAGCTGCAACTCATGCTGTCAATTCGGTAGTTTATAAAGTTCCAGAAATGGGTGATCCACTGGTTACTGGTGCTACAGGAAAAATGGCTGGAACCTTTTCAATACCAGATCCAAACATATCTGGAAATCCTGCATTTAAGGTAGGTGAAAGAGTTCTTAGGATGACCTCTGATTCTACAAATGCAACTCTTTCAGGTGATGTTGATACAGCTGGAGAGGCAACTTACTTTGCAAAAGGATTACTGGATAATATTCAAGAAACTATCATTGCAACTCGAAATCATGATGAGCATATAGTTGAGGTTACTCAGAATAGAACTGTTTTTAGTACCAGAGTTTCAGATAGACAAACTGGATGGTGGGATCCGCTTGCTCAGTCTTTCATATTAGACACTAAAGGTGGAGCTTTCATTACTTCTCTTGATGTCTACTTTCAATCAAAATCGGAGACTGTACCAGTTCAATGTCAAATTCGTACTATGAAAACTGGCTATCCAACAACTACAATTCTACCTTTTGGAAGAGCAACAGTTGAGCCTTCAGATGTTCAAATTTCAGATGATGCATCTTTGCCAACTAGATTTACTTTTCCTTCTCCTGTATATTTGATGCAGGATGTTGAGTATTGTTTTGTAATCATGGCAAACACGCAAGACTATCATGTATGGTTGTCTCACATGGGAGATGTAGAAGTTGGTGGAAGTAGAATGATTTCAGAGCAACCTTATGCTGGTGTTCTTTTCAAATCTCAGAATGCATCTACATGGACTGCATCTCAGATGGAAGATATGAAATTTACTATAAGGCGTGCTAGTTTTTCAACAAATGAGGGAGTTGTAACTTTACAGAATAATGCAATAGAACCTACTACATTAGAAGTAAATCCAATCACATTGATTCCAGATTCTAAAAAGGTATTTGTAAGTCACCCAAATCATGGAATGTACAAAGCAGATACAAATAATGTAATAATTGCTGGTGTTCCATCATCTACAATTCAGGGTTATGATATTTCTAATATCAATGGAACCTATACACAACTCTCTGAGGTTGGAATAGATCATTACATATTGGATCTAGAAAATCATGGAGGAGGTACTGCTCCAGGCTCTAATTTTACAGATGCTGTTGCTGTTGGAGGTGCTACCATTACTGCAACTCAAAACTATGCAATGGATAGCGCAAAAACAATTCTTCAGATTATGGAATTGTCTGGAACATCCTGTAAAACAAGAATTAGAACTACTTCAGGAACTAGTCCTTCTGGAGTTACAGGTGGGAACGTACCAAAAGGGGGAGGAGAAACATCTTTTACTCTTACCACATTATCTAATGCAAAAGAAATTACACCTAACACAAATATCGAATTTGACAATCCTAGATTGATAGCATCTCCAATTAATGAAACAAGTGAGATGACAGGTAATAAGTCTTTTCAAACAACTTTAACATTCAATACTGAATCGGAAAATCTTTCTCCTGTCTTGGATATTCAAAGGATGGGATTATTTGCAATTCAAAATCGTTTGAATAATATCGAAGTTAATTCGGATTTGTTTTCTAGTAGCACACTTACTGCTTCTAATACTGATGGGTCTACTCCTTTTGGAGACAGATATAAAAACTCAACCTCACCAGCTGGAGATGCAAACTCAGCAATTTATATTACAAGAAAAATAGGTCTACAAAATTCATCAACTGCATTAAAAGTTTTGTTTGACGCAAATCGCCCTAGCTCATCTTCAATAGATGTTTATTGGAAGGTTCTCCGTTCAGATGATACTGCTCAATTTGATGATATTACATGGACTGAAATGCCTCTTGATAAAGCTGTATCTGAATCGAAAAATTATGATGATTACAGAGAGTATGCTTATGAGGTTTCTGGATTAGACGGATTTATTGCTTTTGCTATAAAGATTGTCATGAAAGGTACTAACTCGGCAGAGCCTCCTAAATTAAAAGATTTTAGAGCAATTGCACTTGCACTATGATGAATGAACCAAAATTTGAAGTTGTTAAGGATAAGCCTGAGTTAATCAGAGATACTTACAGCAAGGGAATCGTAAATAGAGATACAGATGCATATAATAAGTATATGCTATCAGCTGAAAAGAGAAAAAAAAGAAATTTAAAAATAGACAAAACTGTAGAGGAAATAAATATTCTAAAGGAACAAATGTCGGATATGCAGGACACACTCCGATTAATTTTAAGCAAAGTCAATGGCAACTAGAACTACAGAAGCAAGTAATACCCTAGAAACCTTTCGGGTTAATTTTAATGGGTTGGTAGACGATATTGGAAATGTCACAGTCACTTCCGCAGGAGATCAACTCAATACTACTGCAAATACAGTAGTAGGTGCCATCAACGAAATCTTTGTTGGTTTTGAATTAGCAACTAATCTCAGTGCAGCTAATCACTCTGGTTCAGGTAATGAAAATACCCATACAAGTCCAGCCAGATTACAACCATCAAGCGCAGAAACATTTCATTTAATTGGTTCCGCATCAGTATATAGCGGATCAGTTACAACAACTAATATCGTTACTGATATAACCGCCGACGATACAATATCTTTTTCTTTAAACAATAATCTTACAAGTCTAGTTAGTGTACAGACGGATAAAATACACCCAACAACTGGAAGTAGTACTTTTGTTCAGTTTTCAGATGCCGATGCATCAAACACATATTCAATAAAATTTGTAAGTCCAGGCGACACGAATTTAGACTTTGGATCTACTCAAGGATTTGCTGCAGCAATGGCGGTTGCATTAGGATGATAAATATAACAGAACTTGGAGTAAACAATGGCCAATAATTTTATCAATGCTATCAAGACAGATATCACTACTGATAGTACGTTACCAACAACGATATACTCTCCATCGGGAATAAAAGCTATCTGCATCGAATTAGATGTATCAAATAAGAGTAGTGCTGGAGTAAATGCTACAGTGCAAATAGAAGACAGATCAGAACGATTGGGAAACACAGGAAACGCATACACTATTGCAACTGTAGCAATAGATGCAACAGGAGTATTGACAACAACTAGTGGAGCTGCACACGGACTTCAAGTGAATGATCGTGTTTTATTCACGGCATCCTCTGCACCTAGTTTTACAAATGCAAGTTTGCCTCCAAGTGGAGATACATCACTATCAACAACTAAATTTTACTATGTACAATCTCGTCCATCAGCATCAACATTTACGATTGCTGAATCAAAAAGTGCAACATCTCCTTTGTCATTTGATGTTGCAGGAAGTGGAGTAGCATTTTACAGAGTTTTTCTTGCAGATGTAGTTAAGGATGCCCCGATTCCAGTTGGAGGTACATTGAAAGTTATTTCTGGTCAAAAACTAGTTTTGGAAGCTAGTGATACACTTTATGCATATTGTACAGGTGCTAATAGTGCAGATGTCATTGCATCAGTTCTTGCAGACGTTTCATAAGGAAAAATAAATGTCGTATATTGGAGTACAATCACAGAATCAAATAAGTCCTCAGTTTTCCAGAGAGGTTATCAATGGTGACGGCTCTGCAACTGAGTTCACTCTGATTCAAGACGTGCCTGGATTTAATGCTGACAATATCATGGTTGTTGTCAACAACGTAATTCAGGAACCAGTTGCAGCTTATACAATCAAAGAGGATGCAAATGGTAATCCAAGAGTCTTAGATTTTGGTGCTGGAAACGTACTCTCAACTACAGACGAATGTTACGTTCAGCATAGAGGAGTCGGTACTCTGAACATGACTCCAGCAGCTGGTTCAGTAAATGCGGCTGCTCTTCAGGACAATCTGAGATCTGGAAACGTAGACTCCTTTACTGCAACGGCAGGACAGACTACATTCACATTGACAGAGACTCCTCTGAATGCTCAGAGTATTTCGGTGTTCGTCAATGGTATCTATCAGAAACCAACAACAAACTTTACAGTTAGTGGTACAACTCTGACACTGACAGCTGGTGCAGTTGCAGGAGATGAGATTGACGTAATTCATCACACAATAAGAACTACAGTTACTCATGTTGCTGATGGTAGTGTAACAAGTGGAAAACTGGATACCAATATTCAGGTTGCTGGAACACTTGGAGTTACAGGAGCATCAACTCTTACAGGTAACGTAACCGCTGGGGGAAACCTCACAGTCACAGGAAATCTTACAGTTAATGGTACACAGACAACAATCAATACTGCAACTCTGGATGTTGAAGATAAAAACATAGAGATTGCAAAAGTCGCATCACCTTCAGACACAACAGCGGCTGATGCAGGAATAATAATCAAGGGAGCCACAGACAAGACCCTACAGTGGAAAAGTGCAACAAATTCCCTTTCATCTAACGTAAAACTTGCTGAGAATGCCGGGTCTTCTGCATATCATCGGCCACTAACAACATCTTTAGCATTAGGATTATAGGAG